TTCATTAACTGATAATATGTCAAGCTCTGCACTCGGAAATATACAAGTTCCACAAGGAGCTACAAGAATTTCCCGTATTGACTGTTCATTTGATACATTCAATGCAAAAGGAACCACAATAGTAGCAAGGCTATTAGGATCTAATATGGCAGAACAGAATCTGACAATATGGGGTTCTGCTGGTGATACCGCTGATGCTGGAGCATTTAACGGTTATAATTCAATACCAGTAGCTTTTCCTTTAGCTGGTGTAAATAACATAGATCTACAAATTGCTGTTCAATTCAATTCAGGTGGTAGTGCTTCCGCAAGTGGCGGGGCAGTTACACTCTATTTTGAATAAGCATGGCTAAAAAGCAAATAGCAACGTTTCTCGGCCCACAAAAGGGATTAACAGTAGCAGGTGATTACTGTTATGCTTATAGCGGAAATGTATCAGTAGGACAACCTGCTAAACAAATGTTATTATTTCAATCACCTAAAGAAATAATTAAAGGAACGCTAACCATGACAAAAAATAATACTGATGGTGATGATTATATTTACAGATTATATTTTAACGGTCAGTTAGTTATAGGTTGGGCTAACGATTACAGTGCTGGAGGATGGAATCAAATAACAATGCCGATCATAATACCTCCTTTAACAGAAGTAGAAGTTACAGCCTATAATGATACAGGTGATAACGGCAGAAGTATTAACGCTACAATAGTAGGTAGAGTTTACTAATGGATGCTAAATCAACTGTGATCAATGTGAACGAAAGTGTTGTAGAGACAACAGGTAAGACAACTGAACAATGGTTATTGCGTCTGATCGTTCTCTATTTGTTATTTGGTGAGAAAGCACAGGGGATGATCTAATGGTATTAGGCCCATCTGAAAGCGTCCTTCGAGTTAAAGAGGGATATATCTACGGCTGGAGCGGATCTAAAAGTCTCACCAGTTCCGCCGTTACCCTCCTTAACTATACTAATCCTTCTTCTTTTTACTTAACAAGAGTGACAGTCGGTATAGATTGGTCAAGTATGGGAGCAGGTGAAGTTCTATCCTATATCATAGATGTAGATGGAACGGGATTATTTATTGAAAAGTTTGTGGTAACTGATTTTAATTTAGGTCAGCAACCTAAGATGTTTGAGTTTATTATACCTCCTAATTCAACAGTTAAGATTCAAGCTACACAGTCAGCTAACAATGGTGCGGTATCGTGTATGCTGACAGGTTACAAAGTATGAAACTTCCAAAATCTCAAAAAGATTTTGAGGAGTTAATGAAGGGAATAAAGTGGAATAGGATCATACCACCTGCAGTATCCGTTCTACAACCTGTTATTATTGGAGGATTGTGGTTATTGGCTTGTAGGTTGGATAAGAGAGCAGATGCAACAGCTAAATTTATTGCGATAGCTGAAACTATACCAACAATAGATCTTAATTTACCTAAGCCTGTTGCTTTAGCTTCTATTTATCACACAATAGATGAGACAATGGATGTTTTAACAGAAGTTATAGAATGGATTAAAGATTTAGAGGTTCCGACTGCAGAAGATATTATAGAAGAAGCTAAAGATCAAATTACAGATCCAGTAGCAGAAACGGTAGACGATTTTCTTCCTGATGATCCAGTTTTCAAACAAGCCTTAGCAGATTGCATAATAAACGCTAAAAAGAATCTCGGTTTCGGATACTGGTTATTAGGCCCAACATGGATACAGTCATGCATGTTACAAAAAGGATTTTCAGTAGGTATAAAGTGGTTGAAAAAGGAATTAGGCTTATAGATGACGACTGCAGAATTCGGTCTTATTTGGGCCTTGAGCTTTTTGTTATACTTAGCGATCTATACTTATTGGATACCGTTAAAAACACAGAAAAGAATCGAGACGTGGTTAAGAGACAGTGAATCAGATGAAACGTTATTATTAGCATTAGAAGTAATAGTAAAGAGAATAAGAGAGCAAACATTAATCGATTTTGAGGAATTTATGTTGCCTCAAGCGAGAGAGAACTTGCAAAAGTTTTGGGCTGGAGCAATGGGAAATGTTGCTAAAGAAATGAAAAACTCTGAGGAGGGATCTAATCTTAATATGTTGCATAATATTGCTAATGAGTTATCGGGTCAGCCGTGGTATGTTCAAGCTCTTGGATCTAAACTTATGCCAATTATCCAAAAATCAATCGATGAAGGAAAAGGAGCCGAGAAGGTTGCAGAGGTTGGCATGGGTTTGCTTGAGAAACGCTAAAAACACCCGTTTAAACGCACACTAACCCCTGAAACTCGCACTCCTAACCCTATCAGACCTTAAGCTCCTCCGTTAATCTTACGTCCACACTGAGAGCAAGTCGCCGATACACGGCCCCAGTTCATGTCGTAACAACTGCACAAGCGTCTCATTCAAAGAACTCCTTATTGACTAACTGCTTATTGCAGAAGTTACAAACCTTCCCTTCGTCATATTCGATTTTACAATGCATACACCATCTTTGAAAGCCTATGCTTCCTCCCAACGCAAACCGTCAGATGCTTTCCAAACCCAGTAAAAGATGCCTTCTTTAGGCCAATGACTTGCGGTCTGAAAGTCTTTTAATAAATAAAAGGTGGATGTAGAATAAGATTCTTTGATCTTACTTTCCTGATCCGGATGAAATGTAAACTCATCCCCGTCCTTTTTCGTAAGGACTTCTCGGCATGTTACTCGCACACCTTCTTTTATACCCCCGTCTGTGGAGATGTTCACTTTCTCTACATGATCTATTGTAACAAGTAGAGGTTCCGACTCACTCACCCGTAGGTAGGAGTCACGCTTCTTCAAAGGTGAGGAAACGTCAGGCTTTACAGAGTAGTTCTTTTGCTCGTCCATATTTTATTATGTCAATATTCCTATATAACACAAACTGAAAGGGAATAGAGTTATATAACGGATTAAAGTATAATCGATTATGCCTGTCGGTGTCTACCGTAAAAAAAATAAGAAAGGTCGCTTCATGTATTTTCGTGACGGCAAACTTATTAGCAAGAAATCCTACGACTCGTCCAAGTCTCGGAAGCGTTCAACTCGCAAGGGTATGATGCGTAAGACATCGAGACGGGCATACGTTAGAAAGAACAACTCAAGGAGATCCATGAAAAAATCAATTCCACATCCAAGCGTTACAGGTATGGCGTCAGGGTTAGCAATAGCATCATACCTAAACGCTGGTAGATCTACCACTACCGAAACTGGCATTTCAGGAGTGCAAGCAGTTACTACAATGGGTGAAGGTGTATTGAAAGATATTACTGACGGTGAATTAGGTAAAGCATTTGGCACCTTGTCAAGTAATGCCGTTGGTATGATTGCTTCTGATGGTGGAAGAAAGACATTAGTAACCGCTGGAGGTGTTGCTCTATTAGGAGCATTTGCACGAAAGCAGTTTCCTAACCTAAAACTCGGAGGATCTAAATTCTATTTTAGATTATAAAGAAAATGGCAACAACTATAACAAGAACATTTGACGCAACGCCCACAGATAAAACATATTTTTCATTAACTGATAATATGTCAAGCTCTGCACTCGGAAATATACAAGTTCCACAAGGAGCTACAAGAATTTCCCGTATTGACTGTTCATTTGATACATTCAATGCAAAAGGAACCACAATAGTAGCAAGGCTATTAGGATCTAA